AGTCCACTAGCACCCATCATATGGCCCACTTGTCCTTTGTTACCGTACAAGTGACTTCCTTCTGGAAAGTAATCTTTCAACACGTTATACTCTACAGGATCACCAAATGGTGTGCTTGTGGCATGTGCATTTAAAACTGTGTAATCTTCTGCTGTTGTACCGGCTTGCTTAAATACTTTATCTATTGCAATTCTGGCTCCAGTGCCTTCTAAATCTGGCTGGGTTGCATGGGCTCCGTCATTTGCTATACCTAACCCATCAACTACCCAACGTATATCTGCTCCACGCTCTTGTGCAAGTTCTAATGGTTCTACTACTAGATACACACTGCCTTCTCCCATTACAAAACCGTCTCTACTTTCGTCCCATGGGACACTTTTGCCTGTTGGGCTAATTGCACCTAGTAACTGGAAGTATATTGTACTCATCGAACTGGTCATAAAGTCTGTGCCACCCACGATACAACTAGTGTATCCTTCAGTTTGCATGTACTTTTTAGCAATGTCTAGTGCTTGTAAGCCGCTGACACACGTTCCGCTAGTTGCTAGGCTTGGGCCATGTAATTTGTAATGACTGCTTATATGATTGCTAACGTACTCTAGTGAGCTACTTAACAGTATTTGAGGGTGTACTTTGCGTTTGTGTTGATGTAGTGTTTGACCATATCTTGCTAAGTTTGGAGCACCTCCTCTAATAGTTCCCACTACTACAGGTGTGTCATGTGGCAAGTCTAGACCACTCATTGTAACTGCTTCATCTACTGCTATCATACTGCTAACTACAGTTGGATCTATCCAACGTCTGTCTTTAGTTTTAATAAGATGTTCCGCATTTACATCATCGTAGTTGCAATGGAATGCTTTCTCTACTTCTAAAATCCAATCACTGAAATGACCTTGTGGTCTATAATCAGTTATAGGAACCTTTTTAGCCTTTAAATTATCTATATTTTCGGAGAGTGTATTGCCTAAAGGCGAGACTATACCAACACCAGTAATAGCTAGTTTCATAGTAGTATTTATTTTCCTAAGTTATGCTGTGCGTTTAATTGCGGCGGCTTTGAATACTTGCTTTGATCCGTCAGCGGCTAAACCAAGTAACCACTCCAATTGAAATTCGTGATTATGTCGATCTTTCATACAATCTATTGCTCGCCACATTTGTAAATTAACACGTTCGTAATGAATATCCATTAATACTAGTACGCCACCAACTGGTAAGGCGTGGAGTGATGCTAAACATTGACCAACTAAGCCTTCAGCTTCATGTAAAGGATAGCCTAAACTAATTGGGAAGGGAAACATTACTATTAAAGTAGGTTCAAACACTTCATGTGCTTCTCCCAATGCATCACCATTAAAGTTTAGCATGTTTGCCATATTTTTAGGCGTAAAGTCTGTGATTACGGATAATTGATCTTTAGTTCTAACTGCAGGTTCGATACTTAAATCTATGTATAAGTCATCTGCATTTTCATAATGCTTTGTTACGCCTTCTATTTCGCCTGCCATATTGTATGCAATGGTGTCAGGTGTTATAGAATTTTGAAACACTCGAGGATCGTCTTCTACAATTTCAAAAAATTCTCCACAGTATAAAAATGTATTTTGAAATACATCTTGTGAAACAATTTTAGGAATATTTTCAGGATCGACGGCGTTGTCAATAATAAACTTAGCTGTTTTGCCAGTACCACTCATAGGCTCTATTAGCAATACGATATCGTTTTTATTCATTTGATCGCATAGTAATTTAATTATACTACCATGTTCATTAGTTATTAGACCGTCTGCTAAGTCTTCCCACTCATATTCGTAGATATCTTCTTCGCTATGTCTTGCATCATTATGTAAGGTTAAGTTAGTAGTCATAGTTGTATTTATCAGTCAAAAAAAAGCCAGTCACTTTGAACTGGCTTTTTATTTTATTGTTTTTTAAGAAAGTCGTTTAATACAAGCAACGTCTGTTGCTGATGTATCTTCACCAGCACCTGACACTAGCCAAGTCGCTTCGTATGTGTGACCTTGCGTAGAATGTGCGTCTAGTACGGCCCAAAGAGCATCGTTAATTGTAGCAAACTCTACATGGTTAACAACCATTACACCGTTAACTGGAAGTCTATTAAATACTGAACTAAACAATGTTGAATGTCCAAAGGAATCCCATGCTGGTTTGGCTGTTGGAACTGGCAAAGGCATAACAATAGCAAGTTCTGGCGATAATGTATCTGCCTCGGCTCCTAATGCTGTATCAGATGAATTTTTAAATTCAGCCATTGTGCCTATGTCTCCAGTGAAGCCTGCAATCTGTGAACTGCTTCTGGCATCTGGATTTGCTGTTAAATCTAACACAATATCTGTTCCGCCAACTACTGCAATAGTAAATGAAGTTGGAACACCGTCTGAATCAGTAACTATTGTTGGCGTAGGTAATGTGTTTTGAAACACTTTTGCATCATTGCCAGTGTATGTAAGAAATCCTGTGCAATCTAAGAACGTATCGCCAAAGTGATCACTAGTTAATATTTTAGGGCCTGCTGACCAATCCGCTATATTGTCTATAATAAATTTTTCTGTTTTTCCGGTACTTGTTCTTGTAGCTCTTACATGAATTAGTTCGCTAGAAGTCATTTGATCCGCAAGTAATTTAATGATGCCACCTACTTCTTTAGTTAAAAAGCCTTCGTCTGCATCTGTTAGTGTGTATCCGCTTGTAGTCAAGCCGTCAAAACTACTTTGGGTTGGTAATACAAAATCTGTCATTGTTAAAACTCCTACTATGGGTATTCGATGCTATTATTTATCATTTATTAGCATAATTTCTTTGATACTCGGAAATTCTATTACAAGCTCTTGAATATCCTGAATATTGTATGTTTTGTTTATTTCGCCTAACCGTAATCTGCCGGGTCTGTACTGTGATTCAGTGTAATCGATGTATTCGTCCAACTTATTTATCTCGCACCATGTGTAAAACTTTTGTTGAGTTTGTGCATCGCTCTCTGGTGTTGGTGCCCATTTGCTACTAGTCATAAAATTAGCGGCAATACATGGAGTTAATTGTGTCTGCTGTCGTAGTTCACCGGCTTTAACTAATTCAATGTCATCGGTGTAGTAACATGCATTTAAATCCTTACCCACAGTATGATAATCCATCTCCAATATTCCCCACAATGCATTTGGCATACGTTCCATGTGGTCTTCATCGGTCATGTCTAATAAACTCGATGCTACGGTGTTAAGGCTTTCTTGCTTTGCAACAATAAACACTTGGTCTATTTCTACTGGGCCTGCTTCTAGCATGTGTACTAATATGTTTACACGCTCTAATAGTAATTGGGTTGCCGCTCTGCCAGATTTCTCTGTGTACAGTTGAAATATTTCGTGTAATGCATTTAACTTTTTAACTTGTTCATGCGGTGGAACTGATACGTCTAGTTTAAGTGCTTCATCTATAGTACAATCTTCACCTAACACATTAATTTGGGCAATGATCTCATTCATTTCCGTTGCTAATGTAAAAGTAGTTTCTGCTGTGTTCTTTTGGCGAAGGTCAATGCGTGGATGCATTGTACTTCTGGATTTAGTATCTTGCAATACATTAAAAACTTTTAAAGCAGAGTAAGTATCATAAAGATCCCACTCTATTTTTTCTACTTTAGTTCTAGATTCGTTTTCAAGTATTAGCTGTATCTTCTTCATCAGCCTCAGCCTTTGCAATTTCTTCTCTGCGGATATCTTTAACTGCTTCTAGATAATTAAGCATAGAAGTTGCATCACTAATTTCAAAAGGATCGCCAGCAAAGTTATCTTCCTTGCCTTCTTCACAAAAAATCATTTCAACTCTGCCATTGTCTACTACCATACTATAACGCTGGCTTCTCATTCCAAAGTCTACTGCTTCTTTCTTAACTAGCATACCCATTTGGCGAGTAAAATTTCCATTGCCATCTGCAATAGGTTGCACATTCTCAATTCCCATTGAGCTAAACCATGCATTCATTACAAATGAATCGTTTACACTAAGACAATATACTTCGTCTACATCTTGTTCTAAGATGTTTTCGTATTTTGCTTCGTATCCTGGTAAATGTGTACTTGAACAAGTTGGTGTAAATGCACCTGGTAGTGCGAACACTACAACTCGTTTGTCTTTAAAGATATCGGTGGATGTTTGTCCTACCCAATCGTAATCAGTTTGTCCTTCTGGGATTTTTCTTCGTAACCAGCTAACTTCTGGTATTGTCATCTCTACTGCCATTTACTTCTTCTCCGTGTGTGTAATTCGTAGTACTATTTAGTTTCTACCATATCCAAGTCCCAATAATCTTTGTATAGTTTTAACGATTCTTCGGTGTTGTATGGTATGTGTTCGTGTATTTGTGATATCATAGAGTTGTGGGCTTGCCACACAAAAGCTTCTGGGTTTGGTATGTTACTTAACATTAACCACATACGCTTTTTATTCTCTTTAATTTTGTCTTCTAGTGTTGCATGTATTTCATGCATTTTTAGTAAAGGAATAGATCCTACTTTAATTATTTCTTCTGCAATCATATCTATGCGTTGAGCATCATCTTCAACATTATCGTACTCCTCACTTATGCCATACTCCTCGCATAGTGTGTGGAATCCCAACGACTTAAATGCTTTAACAAATCCAGGCTGTGCAAACACTACTAATGCTTGTCCGTACACCATAGGCTTTAATACTTTTTCAGTAAAGAAAAAGTTTTTCTCTTTTAAGTCGCTAGTGCTTTCACAAGTTAGCCAAATGTATGCATCATCCATATTGGGAGCGGACCTTGATTCAGTATCTCCAATAAATGGATGATCGCCTGGTATTGATTTGCCTAACTTCATTTCGGTTTTGAAGTTTAGTGTGTCTACATCAGTATGTTCTGTGGCTGTCGACGGCACAAGATCCCTTAACATACTTTTAAAGAATATAGTAGTGTAGTGATTACGTTCACCGGTGTCTTCACCTGGTTTTATAGCAAATAGTCTTAACGGTGGAAATGCACTTATTATACTTTCTACATGCTTAACACCCTTTTGCCATAATAGGTATAGCAATGCTAGTCTGTTGTCTGTTTCTCGTCTGTTAAGGAAAACAAACGTATTGTTTTTGGGTGTCATATCTACAGGATTCAACATATATGTTTGATCAAGTCGTCCGGTTTCTTTGGGTAGGTAACTACGTTCTACTAGAGCTTCTACATGAGTTGTGTCAAGGTGACCTATCATCCACCAATTTACAATGTAAGTAAGTGGCTTTTCGCCATTCTCTTTAGCAAAAGTAGTAAGTACTTCTTGCCCAGCAAAATTGTGTCCTGTAAACTTTACTCTTTCATGGGGTATTTCGTAAATTGCCATTAGACTATAAACTGTTTCTAATACTAATGATAGCTCTGGACTTTCATCACAAAAACTTATAAGTAATACACAATTTAAATCTTCCCAATTTTCAAAGAAGCTCATTAGGAAATCTAGTTGTTGTGGTCTTAGAGAATGGTCTATGTACAAGTTACCAATTGCACTCCAATTACTGTATCCACTAGTGGGTATGAACAAGTCTACTGCTATTATTTGGTGCTCCATCTTAATTTGGTCTTTGGCACCTATATTTCTTCTATAGTATGGATCGTTGCTCATTATTAACGGGTGTGCATGACCAGGAATATTACTAGGTATAAGCCATTGCTGGTGTTCACCTCGTTCGCCGTATTGAGGAATTGCTAGATCTATTATTTTGCCGGTGTCTGTTTCTAATGCTCGAACGTCAATGCTCATGCACCCACCAAATATCTAACTAAAGTGTTTAAAAATAAAATAATACCTACTCCATTGAGCAACATTAATGCTCTGTCTTTCCAAAGTATACCTACGATCATCCAACCTGTTACACCTATTAAACTTAGGACCAAGTCATATATTTGTAAGCCTTCGATACCTCTAATACTCATACTGCTTAATATGAAACAACTAGCTATCCACTTAACATACCAGCTAAGGTCTTGTTTAGGTGTGGCGCTTTTAAATATTCGTTTACTGTTTTCTAATTCTTCTTTGGAGAACTTACTCATTACAAAATTCCTAGAGCGTATTTACCCTCATCGCTTACCATTGTATCAGGATTCCATGGTGGATCAAAAGTTAAATGTACATGCACTTTATTAATACCTTCTACACTTCGTGTTGCAAACTCTACTTCCATAGGCAATATCTCAGCCGCCGGGCAGTTAGGGGAGGTTAGTGTCATGTCTACAGTACAATCAAACTCTTGGTTTAACTTAACTGCATAAATTAGTCCTAGGTCGTATATGTTGAGTGGTAACTCAGGGTCGAATACTCTTTTTAAGTTAGCGACTACTTGGTCAACTATTTGGTCTTCGAGGCTGTCATCTTGTCTACCGCTTTCCATATTCCCTCCACTAATTTAACACAGTCTAATTCATTATTGTATGGGCCAGAGCTAACTCTGAATACACCAGTTTCTTTGTTGTTGTAACGCCTACTGGCAGGCTGGGCACACATATGGCCCGTCCTTACACATACTTTATCGAAACTTAAAAATCCTGCTAAGTCGCTAGGGTTACACATTTCTGTTACAAAACTATAAACGCTTCTAGGTCCCAACGGTCCAATAAGTTTTAATCCTTCAATCTCAAACAATCCTTTGTCTCTAAGCATATTAAAAAACTCTGCTTCATTCTCTTGTATAGTTTTGTATCCAATTTCATTAATCCATTTTGCCGCGGCGCCAATACTGTGTACGCCTGCTACGTTTGGAGTACCTGCTTCAATACGTTCAAAGTCTCCATGCAAATTGTATTCGTCGAAACTAACAAACTCAGCAGTTCCACCACCTAAGCCGTGTCCATGTACTTCACTAAATCCGCCTCTATGAAACAACACACCTGATCCTGTACTAGCATACATCTTATGTCCACTAAATACCAGCCAGTCAATGTTGTTTGCTTGTAAGTCAATTTGTTTGTGTGCAATACTTTGACAAGCATCTATAACAACTTCACAATCATTTGCTTTAGCAATGCGTACCATTTCTTGCCATGGTGTGTTCATTCCAGTTAAATTACTTTGTGTTAGAAACGATACAACACTCCCAGGATTATTTTCGACTGCTCTTTGGAAATCTGCTATACTTACATCACCGTGATCACTTGCTGGCACTATAACTAACTTACCGTTTTTTGCAGTTTTGTCATGCTTCATCCAAGGAAGGATATTGCTGTGATGTTCTAGCTCTGTGAGTATTACTGTTCTGTCGTCATTTAAAAAATCTGCTATAATATTTAAGCCATCTGTTGTGCCTGCCGTAAATGCAATCTCAGATATGTCGCAGTTAATTAGTTTAGCAACTTCTTCTCTTGCTTGGTCAAACTTCTCACTAGCAATTCCGCTAGTATAAAAATCACCTCTATGCACATTGGCTCTGTAGTTATAATGATAATCACTCACAGCCTTAATTGCACTGTCTACAGTTTGTGAACTGGCGGCGTTATCTAAATATGCTAATTCAGTATATGCTAAACTAGGAAAACAATTCCTAATTTCATTAATCTGTTTCGCTTTGGGATATACTCTTAACATAAAAAACTCTCTATTAGCATCTCTGATGCGGTTACTCTATCAACACCTTTACTTTGTAAATAATACATATGGTCTTCGTTAACATTACTAACGGTGCAACCATGCTGACACTTGATTTCTTTTGTATGGATATCTAATACTGGTCTAGTATGCATAGTAACATTTTTATCTAGCATTAAATTCTGGTTGTTCATTGTACCATCAAAGTCTGTGCTTAGTGGTCCAACATCATACCTGCCTATAAAACTAGTTGATGCATATTCTTTACCAACATTACGAATATCAATACAACTATAGTTATCAGGATCATTGCTTTTCTGATACACATATTGGTGATACTGATTGCCTTTATAAATTTCGTTTCTGCCAATAATTTCAACTGAGGTTTTACTGCTACTATCAATGTAAAAGTTTTCTTGTGTGTACTGGCTTCCTGTGTTTGTAAACTTAACTGTTAGTTTACTTCCAGGGTGGCAAATGAATACACTATCAAATATATTCCATCCACCGTAATCGTTTGTTGTTCGCTCTATTGTTAGTTCTGAGTTTTCTCTAAGAACATACATGCTGTAATTCATTTGTCCTGCTGTAGTTTTAACATCTTCTTTTAAATGTACTTTAGCATTGTATTGTACATCAAAAATAGTTGTGTTGCACTCTAGTCTAGGTTCATCACTGCTGTTCCTATACTGGACTGTAACAGGATTTTTATTAAACGTATCGTTACTACCATTAGGGAATATAATTATGTTAGGGAAAGGTGAAAGAGCGTATGTTACTTTACTAAAGTTATCTTGTTGCTTTAGTAGTTTTACATATTCGCTTTGTCTGTTCTTATTAGTATTAACACTATCTAATATCTGTATGTTAAACGGACTACGTTTACCTAAATCATTTGATGTAAATACTCTGCTGTCGTTTAATACAATAGACTTAGTCTTACCGTTCAAATAACTAAAACGTTCTATAACGTCATAACTATCTTTATCTGATTCAGCACTTAGGATATCAATATCATACAGTTTATGTATGTTTGCAAAGTTAAACTGCTCACTACGTTTAGTAGGTAGTCCAGTATCCTTTAAAGATAGTATGTTAGTCTCATACGTCTTTTTTAACTGTGGGAGTATATTGGCCCAGTAAGAGTGTGGTAGTTCATCTATAAAATTATTAGAGGTAACGTAATCAACATAGTCTTCTAATTTATGGAACTCTTCTGCATTGGTTTGCTGGCTTAACAGTGATTGCCCGAATAAAGTTTTATACACCTTCGAACCCATCAGCAAAAATCTTGTCTGCTAAAGTTTGGTCACCTTTAATAGCGCCGTCTTTTTGTAAAACAATAACAGCGTCAGGATTCAATCCTGTAATTAGTTTGTCGTAATGTGTTACTACAATCAAAGTATTGTCTTCTGTACGCCATGCATTTAGTTCTGATGTTAATGCTTTAATTCCGTCTACGTCTAGTCCACTATCAGGTTCATCTAACATTGCTAACTTTGTATTCATCATTAGCATTTGGATTAGTTCGTTCTTTTTCTTTTCGCCGCCACTTGCATCTGTGTTAAGATTACGTTTATCCCAATCATTTGGTAAACCTAATGTGTTAGCGAATTCTTTAAACTTGCCTAAAGACTCTTTGATGTCTGTTACTTTAAGACCAGTTGCTTGTTTAATAAATTGAAAGTTACTTAGACCTGGAATACTTGTTGGTGCTTGGAATCCTACAAACATGCCTAGTCTAGCACGTTCGTCTGTTTCTAGTGCGTTAATATCGCTACCTTGAAAACTTGCACAACCAGTTGCTTCTGGTAGTCCTGGCTTACCCATTAGACTGTGTATCAGTGTGCTTTTGCCTACACCGTTACTGCCCATTATGACATAAGTTTTGCCAGCTTCAAATGTTAAACTAACATCTTCGAATATTCCTTCAACTGTATAATTTTTTAATTTTAGCATGTGTGTATTGTACTACCTTTGTTATTTGTTGTCAATGTTTATCCTACTGCGCCTTCCAGTGTTACACTTAATAGTTTATTTGCTTCTGCGGCAAATTCTAATGGTAACTTTTGGAATACATCTTTGCAGAATCCATTAACAACTAGATTCATAGCATCGTCTTCGCTGAGACCTCTACTTTGTAAATAATATAATTGCTCTTCACTAATCTTTCCAGCACTTGCTTCATGCTCTATCTTAGCACTATCATTTTGGCATGTGATGTAAGGGATGGTTAATGCTCTACTGTCTTGCAACATTAAACTATCGCACTTGGTAAAGTTCTGAGCATTGTGAGCACCAGGATTTACTTTGACTGATCCTCTATATGTGTTTGTACTATCTCCAAAACTAATGCCTTTGGATATAATAGTACTCTTTGTGTTCTTTCCTAAGTGTATCATTTTGGTGCCAGTATCTGCTTGTTGCTTACCTTGGGTAACTGCAACACTGAAGAACTCGCCGATACTACCATCGCCTTTAAGTATGCAACTAGGATACTTCCATGTGATAGCACTACCTGTTTCAACTTGAGTCCAACTTACTTTACTGTCTACACCTTTACACATGGCTCGTTTGGTCACGAAGTTATAAACTCCTCCCACACCATTCTCATCTCCAGCATACCAATTTTGTACTGTGCTATACTTGATCTCTGCTCTATCGTGTGTTACGAGCTCCACAACCGCCGCATGTAGGGTGTTCTCATCATATGCTGGCGCTGTACAACCTTCTAAGTAACTAACAAAGCTGTCTGCATCTGCTACAATAAGTGTGCGTTCAAACTGTCCTGTGTTACGAGCATTAATACGGAAGTATGTATTTAACTCCATAGGACATCTAACGCCAGGTGGAATGTATACAAATGTACCGTCTGTGAACACCGCAGAGTTCAGTGTAGCAAAGTAGTTGTCAGTGTATGGTACAACTGTGCCTAAATACTGCTTAACTAGTTCTGGATGTTCTTTTACTGCTTCACTGATACTACTGAATATAATACCGTGTTTCTTTAATTCTTTCTGGAATGTAGTAGCGATGCTAACACTATCAAATACTGCATCAATGGCTACTAATGGGATCTTGCTTTCGTCTACAGTTTTAGTTGTATCTAAACCAAGTAATGCATCACGTTCGTGTAATGGGACACCTAACTTTTCAAACGTATCTAAAATCTCTTGTGGAATATCACCTTCTTCAAAAAACTTAGGTGCGGAGTAATAACTAAGTGCTTGGTAATCAATAGGCACATAAGTTAGCTCACTCCAATTAGGCTCGTCCATAGTAAGCCATCTCTTAAATGCTTTTAATCTGAAGTCCAGTAACCATTCTGGCTCTTCTTTAATAGCACTAATCTTTCTTACAGTTTCTTCATCTAATCCAGGCGGCAAACTGTCCGCTTCTACTTTAGTATCGAAGCCTTGTTCGTATTTGCTAGTATTGAGGTTATCAATGCTCATCCTATTTTTTCAACTTTAAGTTGTAGAGGATGCCCGGCTGATCTGGATACTGCAACTGCCTCTAAACATTTCTGTTCAGCAATCTCTGAGTTATATGTTCCGGCTACTGCTTGTCCGTCTGAATGTACGGTTTGCGTTAATGTTTTTGCTGAAGAAATATTTTTATTAAATATCTCTATTAACAAAGTTATAACAAACTCTACAGGAGTAAAGTCATCGTTATATATAACAACATTAAATCTGGAAGGATATCGAAGTTCCGTTGACGTTCTTGTTTTTACTGCCTCTTTAGCCATTTGTTACCTTTTTACTATATGTGTGTTTGAATAGTATTATACACTAGTTTAAACTATTAAGCAACCTTTTATGACTGTAATAGCAGGTAGCAGTTAAATTACTACTACCCACATATTTACCACAAAACTTAAGATATTTTAATTTTTTGCGGTTTCATTGCATCAGGGACATTGCGTTCTAGTTGGACTCTTAGTAAACCATCTTCTAGTTTAGCATCTTTTACTTCAACGTATTCTGCAAGTTTGAAAGTTCTAAGGAAATTTCTTTCTGCAATACCTTTGTGTAAGTACTCAGTCGCAACTGTATCACCTTCTTCAGCATCTAGTACATTTGAAGTACCAGTAATTTTGAGGGTGCCATCTTCAAGTTCAATATCGATATCTGATTTTTTGAATCCTGCAATAGCAAGAGTAATTTCATAGATGTCGTCTTTGTTCTTAGTGATGTTGTAAGGCGGATAGCCTGTACCGTTTTGCGAAAATGAAGGGTCGTTGAAAAACTGCTCTGCCATTCTGTCGAAGCCGACGCTCATTTTATATAGTGGGGATAGTGAATCGGTTGTGATTCGGATCTGCTTATTCATAATTTTCTCCTTTTAAAAAGCAAGTTAATTTCTATCTCTTCTTTTTAAACCCGTATGGCGAATAAAAAGATCGCAGATTAGAGGTACATTCGATAGTGTGTGTCCTGTTCCTCTATTCTACTTGACTGTTCTTGTAAGTTATTTGAGGTGTTACCATCTCAAATTCTTTTAGTGGACAATCCCAACGTTAATTTTTCGTGTCTTCCGAAAAAGTATCCTATTAACTAAACTGCTACTTAAATTTGCAGTTGGGCGTTTTAGTTTCTAATCTTCTTACCATTCGGTTTGTTTCACTTACGATTCACTTACCTTGTGTAGGAGTCCTTTCCTATAAAACGGCAACTTATTTTACAGTATGCTTTTGTCTCTTACGATTCAATTGCACTTGTAGTTTAAATTGCAAAGTTATTTATGTAACTAGTATAATATATAGTGCTTTTTTGGTAAATTTCAAGTCAAAAAAGACATCTTTTGTTAAATCTTTGCGTTTTTGCGTTCAAAGTACATTCTTACATACGTTTTTCTTACAATAGCAAATATGGTAAAGAAGAACGTTAAGAACACTGATGTCCAAAAGATCCGACTGCCCTCATCAGACAATGCCAATAAAAATGTTCTATTTGCTATGTACAGCAATAACATGTTCAATGGAAAGTTTATAATTAATGCTAAACCAGTATCTTGTATTGATTCTTTAAATGCTCTAGCTCTACTCTCTTTCTTTTCAGTATTAGTCAATCTCTGCATCTCCTATTATACCATCGTATCCTTTAAAACGATAGTAAACTGTAAGTTCTTCTCCACCGAGAACTGGAATGACAGTGTGTAAATTTCTGTCGCCCTTGTCTGTACTTATGTAACAGTTAGGATGCTCCGAGTGATTAATAAATCCACCTAGTGGAGTTCTAACCCATTCGTGTCTATCTCTATTGTGTACTAGTACATGCGTTTCTCCTAGAACAACACCAGCTTCTAACCTTGTAGTTGCATGTAATCCTAGTCCGTGTGTGCTACTATCTTTGATAGTTAGCCCTTCCGGGAGTGGTCTATATGTATAATCACTAAATATCTTTTTAGTCATTTTCTTGCTCACTTTCTGCGTCTCCTATTTTACGCATACCTTCTTCTATGTATGGACCCAAATTAGTTATTGGGAATTTGTTTAAAAATTTTAATTCGAATATAATTCTCTCGTCTTTTGTCATAGGTCTTTTATCTGCTCGAATGACCACATTAACTGAGAACTGGTGTGAAGACTTTATACTCCACGGATCTCCATAATTCATTTCAACTACATGAGGTATATCGTTATCAACAAACCAACCTTCAACCTTAGCAATTGCTTCACTGATGCCTACTTCAGTTACCCACTCATAGTCAGCATCATCATTTGCCGGAGCACACACAATCAAATGCGACTGTGTGGGATCCGAATTATGGTGAATACTTTTACTAAGAAAGTTTTTCTTATTGTTCATCCGCTACTTCAAATGTTACTGCTTTAACGTTTCGAACAACAAAACTACGATAGCCTTTAGCATTGAGGTCGTATACCGACAATGTGTTATCAGGATTTTTAAGTACCCTGGGCTTCTTCGCTTCGCCTTCGACAACTTCCTTAACAGGCATAAGATCACGTTGGAGTGTGCAAGTCATTACACGCTCGTCTCCGTTCTTCTTATCGAATGTAACAGTACAAGTATTAGAATTTAACACTTCGGATAAACTATTTCTAAAGTTCTTCCACTCTGTGTCTGCCCATGGTGTATCAAAATTATTTATGTTTAGTTCTTGTATCATTGTTTTGCTCCTAAGAAGTCGCCTTCTATATATGTTTTAGCCATATGACACAAACAACATGATGTATCTATGTTGTCTGCTGTGTTGCTACCACCTTTACTCTTTAGTTGTATGTGGTCGCCATGCATGACACCACGCATTGCTCTATTCCGTATGAACGGATCTGTTACATGTCCAAACCGTAGTTCGTCCTCACGTGGGTCATAGTTGCAAGTGGTACATACCCAACCTCTATAGAATGTATGTGGGCGGCTAGGTTTACCCATTCCGCCATATTCACTACATTCTCGTTGATGTTTTCTGCATAGTATGTTACTACCTGGTCCTTCGAAAGTACTTAATGTTTCAGTACAATCCTCGAGCATACATTTAACATCTTGTTGCTCTTTAATAATCTTAAGGGATTTACCTTTATCGTTGTCCGGGTTTCTTAACTCCATAATTCAAACTCCTTAACACTATAACCATTGTTTGGTGTGTATGTTGGTGTTTGTAATTCTGTACTTTTGTTAATTTGGGCAATTATGAACGGACCGCCAACTCTCCATTCTGTAGTAAACCCTCTAACAATAACCTCACCGTCTGTATTGACATCTGTGCTGTGCTTGTTAGCACCTCGATACCAATTAGAGTAACTTTGTTTTACCTTATCCCAAAATGCACCTGTCTCACTAAAGTTACCTTCAAAGAATTCCTTAGTGAAGCCTGCTAATGCTCTGCAATAATCTTCGTCAACTGTGATACCTTGTGTGTAACAAGCATCAAAGTATTCGTATAATACCCTAGCTTCTTTTGGAGCAACTGGACGTTCTTGTCCTAAATAACCCCAATAATCACAAAACATTTTAGTTACTGCTGGGTGCTTACGACTTTTTGCATGTTTGGTCATTAACGTATCCGCTAACAAAGTAAACGCACCTGGCTCATCTTCGTCACCAAACTTACTGTTGGTTGCAAACAATCCAGCTTGTTCAAAGTACTGCTGTTTAAGTTCTGCGTCTAACCATTCTTGGTCATCAGCACCGTCGATCCTAACACCAAATACCATTTGCTTAAAAATATCAATAAAGTCTAACGGCTTTTTAGCATCGCCATTGAGCATGATAAAGTTACGTCTAATTTCTAACTTGTCGGTAACTGCATATACATTAACTGGAATTACACATTGTTGTGGACGCATACCAAACACTCTAGTAGCAATAATATATAGTGCTAATATCGTGTGTTGCCCGTCCCAAGCAATATAAGGACTGTCTCCTTCTGGTACATAAGTTTGTATTGGCATTACCATACTTTGGCTAAACTCGTTTATTATTTCAATAACGTGTCGCAAGTCAACTGGACGTTGCATAGTGGTATCAATTTGTACCAGTGCCATTGTTGTTGGAACACCTTGGCACAAAATAATATCGTCCCACTTCTTCCATTTGTTGTTTCTACGTTTAAATTCATCTACTGCGCCGTCAAGCATTTTTGAAAATACCGGACTGTTTGCTAGTGCGTGAGTTAATCTTGCATCGAGTGATACAAAGTTACTGCCTGCTTCATTGAATAAGGCATTGATTTTATTTGCATGTGTTAGTTTTGACATAGTGAGCGACCCTCCGGGTCTTTATGTGATATAATGCTTTATTGCATTAAGTGTGTATTATATACTATTTGACGTCTTTGTCAACCTTTTTTTTCCAATGTCTCGCCAAACCGTTTGGTAATATAGGTCCATCGTTCTTAACTGGTTCTAATTCTTCTTCTGGCGTTTTCTTCTTGTTGCCGAATATCTTTTCCCAATTGTCTTTGTATTGGTTGCCGCCACTTCTACTAGTGTCGCCTTTGCCGCCTTCCCATGGTTTACTCATAGGTCTGCTATTCTCCCTAACAGTTGATCAACTTCTGGATCGTTAAGATGACCTATTACATCAGATGTAATTTCAGTCTCATAACACAATTCTTCACCTTGAAGAACTGCTAATTCCCATAAGCCACTTTTGCCACCGTAAGAATTATCATGCTTAACAACACTAGCACCATAACCATTTTTAAAATGGAATAGTTTTTGCCTGCCGCCTTTGTGCATGCCATCAGCAAAATTGATGTCTTCAAATTTTAATAGTCTATGGTCACTATAATCCATTATTATCTCCTGGGTGAATAAATGTTAGCTCTGTTTGCCAATTGCTCTTATTTATGTTATATTGATCTGAGCCTGACTGAGCTATAATAATTCTGCCGCCGTCCATGTCAACTCGAATACTGTCTGTTACAATTCTTTCGCCGTGCCTACCTATAAATATGCCTTCGATTTTACCGTTCTTATCTTCCGATCCTAAGTTATCTATTAGGAATATTAATTCTTCTTTTGTCATTTACCTATATGTTTTATGTCTGCTTTACCAATAACTTGATATGCACCTTTATTATATGCTGGTGCTATAGTGTATTGACTGCTAATATTTTTCTTTTCTTGTTCCCACTTCTCATCAATACCATCAGTTCTTATGCCCTTTGACATTGTCATACTTGGGTACTTATCATACTCTGATACCGTAGTGTCTTGTACGGGCTTCCTGTTGGGTTTGAATGCTTGTCTGCTACGTGGATCTACCTTAGGTTGTATACCATGACAGTAGTCTACATACTGTTCAAACGTTAATTTAGGCATACCCAAACGTTTGTTATGCTTGTTTTTAACAATTAGTCCAGCCTGCCATTTGGCAATATTAGCCTTTGTCATTTTAGGCTTATACTTCTTATTCTGGATAGTCGAAAGACCTTGTGCTAAATGCATCGTCATTAAACGTTTCTCACTACATTTGCATTACCAAAATCATTATTGATAATATTACCCTGCTTGTCTCTACCAGGGTGAGTTGTCGCATGTATAATGCTATCAAAATCTTTTATGTTAATACCAGTTCTGTTAAGAACACTATCAGCAACTCTGTCTCTCATAACTTTCATATGAGGAACATTTATACTTACAGGATATTCAGAACCTTCTGGGTGGTCTATGTTCTCTTCATGACCATACCACATTTCTTCTAATGCAGTAAGTTGGATAATAGCACTATCATCGTTGTCTGCGTTATAGCAAGTAAAAGAACCAATACTGTAACCGTCTATGGATACAATTTTGTCTTTGCTTTGGTTTGTTGTGTTTTGATTTTTGGTATACATTTATCGACTCCTACATCTTACTTTGTTATATAACTATTATACCACATTTCGTGGTAGAAGTCAACCTTTTTAGGCTTCGTGTACACCTATAATGCCAGGGTTAATCCACTCTGCAAACAAGCCGTTAGCATCGAGTATATCAACTATATCTTGGTTAACACCAAACAGGCCCATGCCCATATTATAGTAGTCTGCCCAAACAACTGTGTCGTTGTCTTCTGCACTTATTTTAAAGTAACGATCATCACCATAGTCATCTCCAACGATAACTGGTGCACCTATTTTTTTTAAGGCAGTGAAAGCCTTTTTGTAATTACGTTGCATTATGCGACCTCTTCTGTCTTATTTTTATAGTTAGCCATCGCTTCTTTAATCATTGTGCGATACTCTCCCATTAACTGCCAACCGTTCAAGTCACCTGTTGATTGGATATCAAATCCGTAACCTTCTTTAACTTGTCTGTTAGGGTTATAAGAAACTTGCTCTACAAAACCAAATTCGATTTTATAGTATTTCTTTTGATGGTAAGTTCCTCTCTTGTCACCGTGTATCCAAAAAGTATCATCTTTGCCTTGAACAGGAGTCATTATAGCACCTGTTGTAGCCTTAATGAACTTCTTCATATCGTCTGTGTGTTGATACTCTGATGCAAGGACTGTTGTGTTTCTTTGAGTAATCATTATAACTTACCCGTGTAGCCTTTAACTTGCATAGCGCCGACTGGATGAGTTTGCTTTGATAAGTCTAACCACTCCTCAACCGTAAAGTTCTTTACGATAAAGTTAACCCACGCTTTCCAAGGCTTGTAATTGCCATATTTAAATCTAGCAATAAACTCTGACTTAGGTGTTCCTACTCTAGTAGGATGACACGGTAGCTCAAAATACTTAGACTGAGAATGCTCTCCTGTATACATTAGGTACATTCCGTCCCATTGAAATAGCTCTTTATTGAATCTTGTTTGCATATTATCCTTTCCCTTTTTGCTTAATATACATATATTATACTAGAAAACAGGGTCCAAGTCAACCTTTTTACCACGAATTCTGGTAATCTTTTGGTATTTCAGCCAAAAAAATACCCCGCACATTGCTGTTTGGGGCATTTATCTAAGCTACCTTAGAAGGATTTGCTAACTCTGACGACAAAAGCGTCTTCATCAACTGCATTGGATCCACTATCTGCTGTGAAATCTACATAGCTAACATCAGCGTCTAAGCCCAAAGGCAATTCGAAACTTTTGCTAATAGTGTAGTGTTCACCGACAGTATCCAGTGTACCATACGAGACATCCACAAAGTCCATTAAATTATAAGTGACTAATGAATAGTCGTTATAATCTTCCTGTCCAATTGTGTGTGAAAGCGTAAGATCGCCGAACGAACCAGATACTGTATACTCGGAACCATCTAAAGATGAATCTCCGCTGTATGAGTAGTCTGTGTATTGTACGCCTACAGAAATCATATCACTAAATTCGTGCTGATATCCTGCATACATATCAATCTCTGCATCAGCGTCACCGCCTGCAAAGTCGACTTCACCAACCCATACACCAACATAAGCACCGTTTTCAAGATCTAAATCAATAGATCCGAAAGCAAAGCCACTGCCTTGTGTCTGAGTCTGTCCTCTGAAGGTATAGTCATTTCCATAACCAATACTTCCGCCTAGAGATGCCGCATTGGCACCAAACGCCATTACAGACAATAGTAATACAACTAGTATCTTAAATGCGTTATCAATGTTGAATAAATTTTTCATTTTATTCCTCCTTTTTGTATACTTTGGCTTCTTAGACAGAATAGAATCACCCTGCCAATTGTCCCAAGCATTATTATATTATACACATTTTTTCAAATATGTCAAGTCTTTTATATAACTATTGGGAGGATAGAGTTGATTGGTAATAGTATTTACCTTTTCTATTCGGGAATTGTGTCTCGATAATCAGTGTAATAATCCCAACACGATTTACGACTTTCAAATTCTTTATCAATAACTGCTTGTTTACAATACTTATTAATCTTCTCATTGCCTGGTTCAAATACAAACAAGACTAAAAGAAAACTTACTACTAATGCGATATCCATATCTGTTCTTCCTTATTAAGTTGTTAGCCATAAAAAAAGGACCCGAAGGTCCTTTTAATATATCGTAATTACTTACGAATTAGCCATTGCTTTATAACCAGCGGCAATAATAGCTCTTGAAGGCGTACCTAATCTGTACACGTTTCTTGAACGATTTTTTGTATCAGTCACAACATTCAAATAGATTGGAAATCCTTTGAATCTTAGTGATTGAATTACTGCTTGTGGGTTACCAGCACCAAAAAATGATTTGATTTGTGCTGAGGATAGAGTTCTGCCTTCTTGTAAAGCTGATAGAACTTTTTGCTCTTTAGTTAGAGTTACTGTTGATGTAGTCATATGACCTCCTAGATCAATTAACTGCTAAGGAACATTCCTTAACATAGTGTATATTATACAGGTATTAGATTCAAAGTCAACCTTTTTTTAAGATTCGTTGCTAACTACACGTTTGCGTAACGAAGTGCTACTAAAACTATGGTCTCTAGGGTTATATATAATTTTGCAACCACGTTGCTTGGCTATATCTTTACCTGTAAAGTCTTTAGTTTTGTATTCATCTCCTAGAACTCTAACATTAATAGGTAACGTTAGTAGTAGGTCGGTTAGGTCTTGTTCAGTATTGTAAATAACAATTTCATCTACATACTTCACAGCCGCCAATTGTATTTGTCTTTCAACAATACTTTGTACCGGCTTGTTCTTTGTTGGTCTATCTTCAGTAGGGTCATTTTGTAAACCTACTATTAAGTAATCGCAGTGATGTTTGGCTTCTTCGAGCATAACAATATGTCCTGCGTGTAGTAAATCAAATGTACTACAAGTAAATCCTATAGTGCCAGAACCTTTATAATCAAGTTTCATTTGTAGTCGATGCTCCGTTTTCTAATTGGAATCCGTAATGGTCGTTGTCTATGTACTCTTTAATTTTTTCCCTTGCAACATAACCGTAATTCATAATATCATGTTCATAGGGTACTTCTATTTGCACAGTCATTCGTATCATGCCTTTAGGTATTGGTTTTCCTCTAGGTACTGACATTATGCGTAATCTTTTAACATCTTCTTAAGTTCCAATGCATGTTGTTCTTCCGCACCTATCTGTCCACGTGCATATTCTTCTAAGTAAATACTTGCATCTGAAACTTCTTGTAGCAATGATTTATACAAGCCGACAGCGTGTAGTTCGTGTGCTAAACTTTCTTCAAGTACCTGTTGTACAGAATGATTATGCGACTCTTCAATATTTGCTATTCGTTGACTAGGGTGTCCGTCTAAGCCTGTGATAAGTTCGCCAGCCTGTAAGGCGTGAGCTAAACTTTCATTTGCTTGTTCTTGTAGAAATGTAACAATAGGAATCCTGTTAGGACCTGTTATCATTAATGAACTATGCGAGTATCTAACTACTCCTGCCATTTCATATTCCACAATCTCGTTAAGTATATCACATACTTTGTTCGTATCTATGTCTCTCATTTCCATTTATTCTCCATCATAGTACGATAGTCTTTCAATATCGTCTTCATGTGTGTCACCACCGTATTGTATTTCTATAATATGACAATTCTCTGTGGTCCTATTAACAATTTGATGCCATTCGTTACGTCTAACTGTAAACGATTCATCTGTGTGTAATGCTCGTATTGTAAATTGTTCTGGATACTTAGGGTAGATGCCATGCTTTATTTCGCATTCACCTTTACTAACAAACCAAATCTCATCACGTTTAAAGTGTCTTTGGTAACTGATGCCTTTACCAGGCTCAATTATAAGTTCTTTAACACGAACTGCTTCGTCTTGAAACAAGTCACTAAACTCGCCCCATACTCTGCGTTCAGTTGGATACTTCCATTCCTTTAATATCCAACTACTGCTGTTGGACTTATTCTCACTGCCAACACCAAATATAAATTCAATACCTTCAACAGCCATTTCTGGAATGTTGTTTTTTGTACGGTCTCCGCCATTACAAAATATAATCTCATGTGAAGGGTATGCTTTCTTGGCTTGTTCCAATGCTTTACATACACTTCCGTCGGAGTCATCAAAACCCCATACACTATCTACCATATCTAATCTGTCGATAATACATGCCCTTTCTTCAAAAGACATAAACGGTCTACCTTTCTTACGAGTTAACCATGCATCACTATTAAGTGCTACAATTAACTTGTCGCCTAGATGGCCCGCGTCTGACAAGTAGGCGATATGACCGCTATGCAAAGGATCAAATCCTCCACTAACGATTACTACTTTCACGAATGAAAAGGACCTTTCTTACGAAGTTGAATTTGTAGTTTCGCCTTCACAAGTGCATGTTTCCTAGTTTTTCTTTTATCTTTCATCCATTTAGTTCCAGTAGGTTCGTACTGTCGTTGAGCTCCGGAGGCTTCCATATCACGTACTTGTTTGCTCCAACGCTTCTTCGCTTGGTCTTTCATACGCTTTCTTTTCTGACTCGGTTTCTCAAAATATTGTAGTTTAGACATAGTCTTTTGGAACTCTGCTTTTTCTAAACGCTTCTTCAATATCCTCAATGCTTTACCAACATCACCATTTCTAACTTCAACACCTGGTTTATAGGCGTCAAGATAGTGTGGCTCTACTCTTGGCTTGTCATCACGTTTTCTAGAATTAAAATCTCTAGTGAACGATTTGTTATTATTGTTATCTCGATTATAACTCACTTTTACCTCTAAGTTTAATTTTATAGTGTCTATCAATTTCACTATTGCCGTTAGTATACACAAATACAGGATGCAAGTCAACCGTTTTAGGATACTTATTAAATATCACTTGTTGCACTTGTTCCTGTCTTAATATTGGCGCCCTAAACATTATATTGTGTAAACTGTTTTCTACAATGCTTTTTAATCCTCTTGCTCCAACTTTTTTCTTTACAGCAATCTCGGCAACGTCTTTAAGATATTGCTCCTCAAACTGTAATTCTATTTCATCTAATTCTAATAATTTTGTTACCTGTGTAATACAACTAGATTTAGCATTAGTTAATATGCTAAACATATCATCTTGGTCTAAATCTTCTAATCCTACAATATTAGGTAACCTACCAGCAAACTCTGGAATTAATCCATAGCTGATAATGTCATCATGTTCAACATGGTCTAGCCAATTTACATCTGTTTTCTTACTGTGAACTTTCTGATTGAATCCTATCGATCCTTTCTTTAATTTTTTGTTAACAATCTTGTCTAACCCTACAAATGCTCCGCCTACTATAAACAATACGTCTTTAGTATCAAATTCAATAAAGTCATCCATACGCTTTGAGCCGTTAGTGGAAATCTTTACAGTAGTTCCTTCTATTAGTCTTAAGAGTGCTTGTTGTACACCTTCTCCACTAATATCCTTTGTGCCGGTGTTAGACTCACTGCTACGAGCCTTTTTATCAATCTCGTCTATGAATACTATACCCTTCTGTGCTTTTTCTACGTTCCAGTCACATGTATTAAGTAGTCGTTCGATTACACTCTCTACATCTTCACCAACGTACCCTGCTTCAGTAAGTGTAGTTGCATCTGCTATAGCAAATGGCACACCAAGTTTCCTAGCAAGTGTTTGTACTATAAGTGTTTTACCTGTACCAGTGCTACCTATTAATAGTACATTACTCTTTTCGATACTGTCTTTATCATCGCTGTAGTAAGTTTTCTTATAATGGTTGTATGCACATACACTTAGAATCTCTTTTGCATATTCTTGGCTGATTACATATTCATCTAAGTAGTCTTTAATTTCTTGTGGGGTAGGGATATCTTCCAGTTCCATGTCTGGAGAAGTATCGTAGTCCTCGTTAATAATTTTATGACTTATACTCACACATTCATTACAAATATACGAGTTAGGTCCAGCGATTAGTTTACGCACATCATGTCGTTTCTTGCCACAGAAACTACATTCTAGGTTACTATCTTTATTATCGGACATTATTTTGTGGTATACCTCAAGTTGTCTGGATCTGGTTTATCATTATCGTCTTTTGGTAATGGTATAGCCCAGAACCCTAAAGTACGATTAACTTCTTCTTCACTTGTCTTTGTAAGCATATTTAATATTTCTTCCTCAGTATACCCTTCTTTATTGAACTCGCTCTCAGACATGATCCTTGCGGCTTCAATTAAGTTGTTAGCATTAGCCTTCTCAACTACTGAAGGCTTAACTGCTAAACGTTGTTCTAACTCTTCTATCTTGCTGTTATCTGTCCTAACTACGACTCGTTCTCGTCCTGGGACTTCAACAACACGTTCGACAATTCGTTCTGGTCCTGGGACTTCAACAATTCGTTCTGGTCCTGGGACTTCAACAATACGTTCTGGCCCTTGCACTTCCTTTTCAACAATTCGAACTGTCTCCTTGATGACCTCAACCTCGACTGGTTTTTCAATCTCGATGAATTTTTCAACTTCAATCTCCTTAGTAACTATTATTTCTTTAATAACTTCAACTGGGACTTCAACTGGTACTTCTACTTCTACTATCTTTTCTACTATCTTTTCAACTTGTTTCTCTATTATAACTTCTTTCGGCTTATCACTCAAGAGTTTTAATGTCTTTTCATATTTTTTATTTAAGGATTTAAGAGCTTCTTCTAGTCTTTTTTTTTGGAGGCGCTTTCAGCCATTGCTGTAGCGGCATCGTCTGATGCATTTTGTTGTGTCAACCTATCTGCAACTAGTTGTTCTTTTAGATGATTAAGTTGCCCTTCCATAAGTGCTCGTTCGTCATCATCAGTAACTTTCCCCAAATCTTTATTATCCCATACTTGTTCTAATTCGTTTTGTGGAGGAGGTTCGGTTGGTGTAGGCGGTATTGGAGGTCCTTTGGACTCTAGGTTAATACCATGCCTAAGTAATGTTTGGTTAGCCGCAATAATTAATATAACTGCTAATGGGTCGAACACAAACACCAGTAATAATATAAACAACCGTACTGCTTTATCTAATACGTCTGCACTATCGTCACCGTAAACTAATTGAGCCACATATTTAATAGGCCCAACTTCCTTCTCTAATTCTCTTACTGTACTTTCGGCTTCAAACTTTTCATCTTTAATTACTATTAAGCCATCGTATATTGTATCAATTTGTTCGTTGTATTCATCCACCTTAACCAATGCTTGGTCTTGGTCAGCACTACTACTATTTCGCAGTTTGTTAATTTCTGCATTTGCATTTTCTATTGTTTTCTGTGCCTGTGTTCTATACTTGTCTATGTTTGCTTGTTGTATGTTTATATCTGTTTGAGCTCTTGTACGCAGATTATCTTTTTCATCTGCTATAGCATCACGTTCTGCTTTCTGTTCTTGTCTTACTTCGTTTGCTTTAGCAACATTGTCTGTAGTGTTTCTATTAAGAAAGGTTCCTGTTGTAACTGTACCCTGGTCCGCATAACTGTCTACAATGCTGTCTAACGGTATTAGTTTATCATCTTGTGCTTTGAGGTCAATAACTAGTTGATCTCTTACACTTTGGATTTGTCCTTGGGCATAGTCAATGTCACCTTGTACTCTTTCCCAAGCACCGTCTCTAATTGTTGCTTGTTGTTCTATGCTTGAAGTAGTATCCATGCCGCCACCTGTTTGTAGGCTGGCAATACGGTCTTCAAGTATTGTAATTTTGTTTTCTTCTCTAGCAACTTTGCTTTCTAGTCGTTCTACAATAGCGAATGCATCTCCGCTTTCGCCTGCTTGATCCAAATGTGCTTTTGAAAGATATCCAAAGATACCCATTGATGTTATCAACATTAGTACTGCTACAGCAACACTTAGATAACTTTTTAATAGTATGCCGGTCTCGTCCCAATACCTGTACAGCCAACTTGCTGTAAGTAATTTGCCTACTTCTAGTACGCCAGCCATTACTGCTATCGGCATTGCGGCGGCGGAGAAAATGCTCATGAGCCCTATGATAGAGAACCAAGCGGCTACCCCGGCAATCGCCAAGGCTGTAATTAATGTTAATATCCCGAATAGCATAACATATATTTATCCAAAGCTAAATACTTATATGGAACTTAATTGGACTCACAATACAGAAGCATCTGAACTAAAATGTTTTATAAACGACCAACTTTGGTATACAACTGCTAACGGTGGTACTACTATAATTAAAACATACTGTGAAGGTGTTATTTGTAATCAAACAACATTAGAACACGATCCAGATAACGATCCCTGGCACAATGAAAAGTTTTGGCTTGCTGAACAATACCCAGAACTTGGACCTTTCGAACCTATCGATATCGATGACGATCTGCAAGAGCAATGGATGATTGATAGGGATTGGACGTCTGGCACATTTCCAGCATTTGGCATAAGTCATGATGGAACTGATTATTTAGACAGATTGCAACGTTTAGGCAAATTTCAATCATTCGGTGATTATACTACGTTAGTATATGACAGAGAGAATAGAGTTGCGATAGTACATAAAGTTGGCACTGATCAATCATTCAAACGTGAGTGGTGTGACTATGTTGATGATTTTTATAACTTGCAACCTTGTTGTGTATTCCCGGACAATCCCGGACTAACAAAGATTACTGCTGAAGAGCGTGATGAAATAATGCGCCAGCGTTCATAGGACTTACTATTACTAACTGGCTATCTACACAAGGCTTTCGCCTTTTTTGTGTGTCTTAACTCTCTAGGATTGTTTGCCCCTCAAGTATTACCACACCTGTTTCTACACTAAGTTTTGATTTAACGTCAGCAAAACTACCTTTCTACGACTTGAACTTAATCAAGGAGAATCTGGATCTAAAAGGTGACACCAATTTGGTTTTGTTGTTTAAAGTCTGTACAAACCCCCACGCAACGTGGAAAAATCAGACTATAGAAATTATACTAATGTACCGTCTATATCTACAAAATGTACCTTTTGATGGTCATTAAGTTCTACAGTAGCACTATTATGCTCATGCTCTCTTACTGTGGTCTTCTGTACCCAACATCTTCCATCTGTTAATTCCTTAACAATTTCATTTGCTTTGTCAAAAGCCATTTCAGCAAATCTTTCACAACCAGTGTGTGAAACAACTCTCATGTCAATAAGACCTTTGTCTTGTAACATTTGAATAGTTGCCATTTCTGGATCATTCTCTGCTACTAAGTAAGTATGATCGAACATATATTTCAACCATTCTTTAAGTGGCTTCAATCCACCAAAGTCTACTATCCAGTTACTGGAATCTAATTCGTTACCACCAAAGATAAATTCAAACTGTAATGCATATCCGTGTATTAAGTTACAATGGCTATCTGCTTTCCATTGTCTAAATGCACAACTATGTCCAGTAGAATGACTATACGTTTTTCCGCTATAAAATCTCTTATTCATTATAGACTTACTATTTTAGATGTTTGTTTTTTATATCCTTTGGCAACTTCTTCCATTGTCGCCCCAATAGACATAATGTGGCGTGTGGAAATTTTTACTGACGACTCTTGTTCTACGGTCATCAAGTACGGCATTAGTCCGAAACCTTTTTCACTACGTCCAACAATTAATGGCTGTTCGATAGTTATTTCTTTTGTATCTTCATCTCTGAGAGTGCCAACTAGCTCTTCGCCAGTGCTGAGTCTTAGTGAAACAATCTCGCCTTTCTTTACTATATTTACTAACATAAGGAATCCCTTTTAAATTTAAATATTATTATAACGCAATATTTAGACAATGTCAAGGAAATTCCTTAGTTATTTTGGTAAATGTTATTATTCGTTTATAATGCCAGCTTCTTCAGGTGTCATGTCAACTATTCCTTCACGGATTAATTTTGCTCTGTTCACCATATGCTTTGCTTGAACTTCTTCCTTACTACCGCCGAAGTATGCTACAGCATGACCTTCTTCGATTAGCATGGATGTTGCAGGTCTCCACGAATCTGTTTTAACATCATATACATCAAAGTCGCCTAGTATCCTACCAAACTTACCTTTCATGTCTTCGCCGTCTTTATTAATTTGTGTTTTTAGAACACATGTCTCGCCCATCAATGATTGTAGTCTCGCCTTTGCGGCTTTACCGAATACTTTTTCAACTTCATCTGATGTTCTTGACTCTGGGGTGTCGATGCCCATAATTCTTACTCTTTCATCAGTTAACTGAACACCAAAACCTAAATCTATATCTACGTCTACTGTGTCTCCGTCAACAATTTTTACGACCGTGCAATTATACTCGTACATTGTTACTCCTTGTGATTTCAACCTCCATCCTACTGGAAATTGTATAAGAAGTATTTATCGTTTAACTATAGTTTTAATCGTTCCTAACAAGGAATGTATGATTTTCTATAACAGTTGTTGTAGGATAAACCGTACTCCAACTAGGTGTTGAAATATGATGATTATAATAATGTGTTGCTCCGCCGGACACATCTCTGCTCCAACCAGCTTGAACTTGCAGAGCAGTTTCAACTGAACGTCTCCAATCACGCATGTTGGCTTCGATAACTTTGCCGCGTCTCGGGTTCTGTTTGTAACGTATTTGCACAACGTCTGGTCTACCGTCGCAATACCAACTAAATTGACACATGTCTCTTACCACACGGTCATTCCATGTTTTTGCTTGTAACACAACACCGCAAACGGTGTTAGGGTATTTGTCGTGTACTACCCTATTTTGTACTACATGGGCTACTGCTGTTTTGCCTTTCCAACCTTCGCCTCTTGCTTCGTAGTAAATGTTAAGCGACATGCAATATGTTTCTTCTACATTCTTTACGTCCATGGGAGCAGTGCCGACCATCATAGTCAACATTATTGCTTTGGCTGTTAATATACTTGTTTCAAACATAATTGTACCTTACCTTATTATATGCATATTATACTAGATTATGTGGTGTATGTCAAGAACTTAAACTGATTAGTTTAAGTAATTACTTATCAAGAAATATCAACAAATGGTATTCTTGAGGCTTTTGCAAATGCTTCATCTCCAGTCATTTTTACATCTTCATGCCCGGGCATAGGATCTTTAACTTTTACGATTACAGGAGCGCCAACTCGGCTCATATCTTCATTAAATTGAAGCCATTGGCTATCTTCAGGTTTTAGCTTTCTGTCACTTACTATTGCATCAACTGGGCACTCTGGTTCACAAATAGCACAATCAATACAAATATCAGGGTCTATTACCAGAGTGTTCTCTAATTCAAAAAAACAATCTACTGGACAAACAGCGACACAGGCGGTATGCTTACAATCTACGCACTCACCTTTTACAACGTATGTCAATTCATTACTCCTATGGTTTAACTACCATTATTTAACCAAATCACACCATAACTCGTCTATTCATTGGTAATATTGTAAATATTATTAACTGTTTGTATGAACCAGTTGACAAGTACAATATTGCACCTCTCATTAAGATGTGCTAGATAGATAAGGAACTAGTTGTTCCACAAACAGTCAACAACAACAGAGTCCGGACTCGATGTTTGTTATACATTAATACTTTGCAAGTATAGTTGCTCAGATGCTAAATTCTTAGCCTTAGCTTCGCATTGTATGTCGAAGTTGTCCCAAAAGGATAACGCCCATGCATTAGCCTCTTCGTTAGGGTAATAGTCACTGTGTGCTCGAAGTTTTTGTTTCTTAGCACCAGCTTCTAATAATGCGGGTAAGTTTTGTAATCCATTGTGATTAATTTCTTCACCTTCTTCCAACGCCATTGCTAATCCATGATCTCTACTATAACTATAATGCATAGCAGGACGTACACCACGCCAACTATCAATAACTCGCTTAACTCTATCATCGTTAGGCTGTATGTATTCTTCATCTCTAATCCAGTGATGATGCACATCTAGTACTAATGCAACATGCTTCTCTAACTTCAATGACTGATCAAGTCCGTGACACATTTCGTCATTCTCGATAGTTATAGTGTTTCTTGCAACATCAGATAATCTAGGCAATATATCGATAATTCCTTGATAACCTTTCCTACCTGAGATATGCACATTAATTTTAAAGTCTTGGAACTCTTGTCCATAACCCATCCAACGTGCCATGTTTGCATGATACTCGAACTCTTCTACAGAACGTTCAACAACATCTGGACGATCACTAGCAAGGACACAAAACTGCCCGGGATGAAAAGAAAGACGAACGTCACGACTTTTAGCCAACTGTCCAACTTTAGCAAATCCTTCTTCCAACATTTTAACGTTAGTAGGATCTTTCCACATATATTTCCAATCATCTTGTGTTGCTCCGGGTAGTTGGTTACTACCTAAACGCACCATCCTACGCTCTGCAGGAAGTGTGCTAACATAGTCTACTAAATTATATGCACTTTGCATATTATGTTCAACTATGTCTAACATACGCTCTTCAGCAACAGCCTTAGTCTGTCTGTTGAGCCATGTTATAGTAGTTTGGCGTTCTGTGAAGTTAGATTGTATTTCTTTAAGTACTTTAGGCTTCTGGTCCTGATCAGGATCCATATACTTACAGCAAAATCCAATACGCTTCTGAGATGTGTCAAACATATAGTAATACCATATCAATTAATTAAGCTCTAATTATACACTACTATATGCCGGTTGTCAACTAAATAATGCTATGGAAGAACAATAATGGATTTTGATGGAATAATTGCATGTGGTGATAGTTTTACTATCGGACCTGTACGAAAGGGTGAATTTTTCACAAATTTCGATGGCACTACAACTGAACGTGAGCCACAGAATGCTTGGCCCGTCTTTCTAGCAGAAGAACTTAATGTGCCAGTTGTTAATGTATCTAGAGGTGCCGCAAGTAATACAGAAATATCGTTGCAACCGTTACAAACTACAAGTACATTTAAAAAGCCGTTAATAATATTTGGATTCACTATTGATATTCGCTATCCATATTTTGGTAAGGATGGACAAATAACTAGTCTAAACGGTATGCTAGATAGTGACTTTGAACTAGAAGACTCCCTAAGGGAAAATCAATCTACACTTGCTAAGGATTTCATGCAACGATTTTTATTACCTACTAAAGCGAATGGTTACACTGGCATGGACAACTTATTTGTTGAGTCTGTAAAGAGAGCAATGAGCTACGAAAAAATTAATCCTAATGCTACCGTAATATGGGGTGACATACATAGTGAATCGGTATTTAATGAGCATAGAAGTCTAGCTCTAAAAAAGCAATTTTCTAATAAAACTATGTCACGTTGTTTTAATAGTGCCAATAATTGGTTACCATTACAAGTATTAAGTACTACAGACGATCACGGCTTCCAAATATCAAGTACTGACAGTCATCCTAACAAAGATGGGTGTAAACTGTACGCCGAAACAATACAAAAATTTATTGCTAGTATCTCTTGAAAAGCGGACATCTAGCATAAATACAATTGTAGAAAGTTTACAGACTTCTACATAATCGATTATGTAAATACGTTGGAGTAACGAAATGGCAGATACAAATAATTTCTCGTTAAAAGGACTGGGCAATCTTGTCCAATTTGGAAAACGCGGATTAAAAATTCTCACAGACACTACAGAAGACTATTTCAAGTTCACAGATAACAATGGATCAACATTAGTTGAAGTGCGAGGCGCCAACGCCACTGTTGCTTCCGCTTTCCTTACTAAAGGACAATTTGATGCGTCTACCCAAGCTGTTGCACAGTATGTTAGTACAGAAGTGCAATTTAACAGCGGATCAACTACTTTATTCGAAATACCGGCAGGAGCAATGGTATATGGTGTAACAGTTGATATCGGTAGTCCATGGGTAAGTGCAACAGATAGTACAGCACTTATAGTTGGAGATTCAGGTGACACGGATAGGTTATTCACAGCCGGAGATGCAGATATGACTGAAACTTTTCAGTTCCAAAGCAACTACATGGCTAGGTACAGTTCAGCAACAGATATTGTTGCTTCAGTAACAACAGGTTCCGCTTCTAGTGGAGTATGTACTGTAACAGTACTAGTTGTAACAGATAGCTTAACCATTAAAGACTTTGGTTCAGTAGCTGATAACGGAAGTGTGTAAATAGAAATTTTAATCACTTAAATTAAGAAGCACACTACGGTGTGCTTTTTTTTGGATTAAATTCCTTTAATCAGATAAATACAAATAATAAACACACATAGGAGCTAATATGTTTGGTATAGGAAAAGATACTGAGTTAGATAGAGAATCAGTATTCGAACAGTTGAAAATCGACGAAGGAGTCGTAAATGAGATTTATAAAGACCATTTGGGCTACCCAACTTTCGGAGTTGGACACTTGGTCCTTGAATCTGATCCGGAATTTGGACAAGATGTCGGAACACCGGTCAGCGACGAACGAACAAAGGCATGTTTTGAAAAAGATCTTGACACCAGCATCTCAGAATGCGTTGCATTATATGGAGATGGCTTCACAGATTGGCCTGGGGTCGTGCAAGAAGTACTAGTAAACATGATGTTCAATATGGGTAGAACAAGATTAGGAAAGTTTAATAACTTTCGCAAAGCCTTAGAAGCACAGGATTGGAAACAAGCTGGCATCGAAGGTAGAGATAGTAGATGGCACAAACAAGTAACTAACCGTGCTGAAAGACTAATGGTTAGATTAGAGAGCGTATAAAATGAAACTAAGTGATATTATAACTGAAGGTAGAGGCGTCCCACAGAGACCAAAACCTTACGGTGGCAGTAATCCTGTTGCAAAGAATATTGAAAAATTCAATAGACCAGTAACACATAGGGATAAGAAGAAAGAACTTAAAAAGAAAGGACCCGAGTTCAACAAGCATGATTATAATAGTCGTGATATGGATGAGGGTACTTACGTTGCCGCCAGAGCAGATATCATAAAAAACATTGTAGATAAAATACGTGATAAAGCATTCGATGATGACGATTTAGTTAGACAGTTAGCTTCTTTAATTAATATGAAAGCTCAACCTAGAAACGGTGGCGAGTTTAGATCCCAATGGCAACTAGATCCTATACAAGAAGAAGAAATTGAAGAACAAGATTGCTGGGACGGTTATAAGAAAGATGGTACTCAAAAAGGTACTGGAAAGAACAAAGGCAAACGTGTAAATAAATGCGTACCTAAGGAGTAGTTATGCATTGGTTATTCATACTAACATTAAAAGCAATCTTATCAAGCATTATAGGCAGTAGTTTCTATGCATGGTTTAAGAACACTAAAGTAGGTGTTTGGTTCCAAAAGCATGTTGATAGATTAATGGCTTGGGTAGCTCACAGATATCATTTAGAAATTTTATCCAAAGAAGATAAATGGTTATCACAATACCCATTACTAGCAAAGAGAATTGTAGATTTAGAACTTGAAACAAAAGTATTACATAACACAGTAGCTAACCTCAAAAAGAAAAAACAAAAAGAGTAATGTATGGATTTAAATGGGATAGTACTGCCCAAAGGGTTTGAACTACCTGAATGTCATCACTCTATAGAAAAATGGTGTAGTAACTGTGATAGAGATTATGTTACATACGCTAAGATACCACACTTCCGCAAATATAAAGAACTACACATGTGGACCAACGAAGAATTCAACAAACAATATCCCAACGGGATAGACTAACTAAATAACAATATGAAGATGACACATATAAACACTGACGTACCCGTTTGGGAAATTACAGATTTTGATTTGCCTACTGTAGATTGGCAACATGACGGTATACTGGATCAAGGTAATAACAATCCTGTTAAAGACCTAAGGCGTTTATGTAAAATAGATAATGACAGTTTTCTAGAAGCATGGAAAAATCATACCCAACAATTAGAAACATTTTTAAGTGAAGAGGCTGAAGAAATTCCAACAGTTAAACCGCTATGGATGGGAAGAATGGAGGGTATACAAGTTGGAGTTAAAGACTTAACTGTAATAAATGATTTTCCAGGTTTTAAAATGTCTCGGCATTTAGATAACCGAACGGTTGTTGGAGTGTTAATTATAAATTTACAAGACAACCCCGAAAACAGTAGTACAAATTTCTGGTCACATAATTGGGACGATAAAGATCCATGGTACTCTAGTCCTACCAAAGCCGGGACAGGTGTGTTTATGTTAAATAGTTGGAATACTAGGCACGACATAGACTTCAGTGTAGATCAATCTGACTCTAGATTAATAGGTTATCAAGTGATTGGCATTAATGCACTCATTAAATAGTATCTGTAACTTTATCCAGGCATAAATATTTCTTGTAAAACAACACGGAGCAACATGCCAGTAAAATTTAAACCATCACAAACTACTTTTGTTAAAGGCAAAGGTAAAGTAACAACTCACAACTATATTAAGCAACAGTCTAAAGAAGAACTAGTTAAATACATAAACGAAGGGCAAAAGAACAAAGTTAAGCAGAAATGCCGTAACGAACTTGTTAGGCGTGGTGTAGACTTAGTATGGACTGCAAAAGAATCCGAATAATTTCATAAAAGTGATAAATACTTGTTAAAGTTTAGGAAGTATTATTATGAAATTACAACATTTATTCGAATCGTATACAGAAGCTACTGATGATGTAGATACAGGGCCGACCTGGCAAGATGATTTACAAGACGCATTAGATGGCTATGATGAACATCAACACGACACAATCAAAGATGGTACTTGTCCTGAGTGTTCTGGTAGTTCATATATGGATGGTGATGACGAGAACGGTGAAGATAGTTGCACAGGCATGCAGAATTATGCATGTGACGAAGGTGAGATCAGAGACAATACTTGGGCAGATGAATTAAAGCAATCAGCACCCAAACAACCAGTACCAAGCGAAGAACAAATTAAAAAAATACTTCCACGTTTACATGATGAATTTGTAAAGACAGGAAGATTCAATGCATTTGCATTAAGTGACATACTTAAACAACTGTATCCAGAAATTGCCCCAAGAGACGCTAGTGGTTATGTAGCAGACTTTTTACTCAACTACAAAGAAACAACAGAAAACACCAAAGACGAAGTACTTCCGAAATGTGAACTTTGCAAAGGCGAAGGCTGTGATGCTTGTGGTGGTACTGGTGAAGAAGATGGTTACATTCACAGAGATTTAGGCGAAAGAGCATACAAAGATGTTGGCGTTGCAGACACAGTTAAAGACCAACGTGGTAAAGAATTTAAGTTTGACAAAACCTCTAAGAAGTTTAAATCATTAGACGGTGAAGAAGCAGACAAATCAACTAAGTTGGGCAAAGACCTAATGAGAATCAGGAACAATCAAATGAAAAAATCTACTCCCAGCTATCCTAGAAAAGATAAACTCAAAGCTTCATGGCATGAAGAAGCTGAATTAAATAATTTAAGAAAGAGATCAGGGCTTGAAGAAAAAGCGCCTAGTCATTATGATTTAGAGCAAGCATATTTTAGAATCTATCAAATGACAGATGAGATGGGCGATGAAGCATTAGAGCAAATGAATGAATATGCCCCTAAGTTCTCAGACGCACTTGAAAGAGCAGAGGGTGACATAGAAGATATACCAGCAGAAGAAATCCCAACATATATGGCTGAGTTAGACAATGCCGCATTTGAAATGGGTGCACCTGAGCTTGAATCAGTACAAGAAGCTGAATTAAATAATTTAAGAAAGAGA